AATAGGGAAGTGCTCTACAGAATAAAGCATTCCTTCAGGATCATCACGGTAATCCCATATGCCACCGAGCTTTTCAGTTCCATCATCCTCAACTGAAATTTCCAATGCCAGCCCGAGAGGATGCAGAAAAGTTCTGTTCAGTTCTGCAAGAAGTCCCATTTCGCGGAATTCCTTAATGTCCATTCTTTTAATTTCACTCATAAATACCGCCTCCAATTTTTTCTGCCTCCGGATTTAAATTAAAGAGCCCTGCAAGGCAGATTGGATCGGAGGCGAATCCAATTTTTCAAGTCTACCTTTGGGACAGGGCTCTTTGGTATATAAGGGTATTAGCCCGTTATATCTTTTTGGGTAAATCTAAACTTTATAAATTATTTTTGTTTGCCAATATCTCTGAATATATATTCCTTTGCAAAAGAAAATGACTGGTCATCGCTTAGACCCGATTCTTTACATTCTTCGTAAACAATTTTTAAATGAGTTGCAATCACTGCATAATATTCTCTTGATATTTCTGCTCTTTCGAGAATTTCTTTAAATAAACTATTTCTTATCTGACAGTTTGCTTTGTCCATAATATTCATTTGCACCTTCCTCCCTAACCTGCCTTATCGATTCCACCCATAAAGCCGCATCCAACTCCGCCAGTTTCAACTACTTGCTCAAATCCGGCAAAACAGAAATACAGTGCACTGATAATATCATCGTACTCAGTATCTGAGTCATCATGGTACTGAGTAGAATGTCCAGATCGATTTACTGAAATATAGCCTTTGAATTGATTTTCAACTTCCTGGCTCCAAGGTATTTCACACCATTGCTGCTCAACAACAATGGCATAATCATCTACAAGCTTTTCCTTATTGCGGCCTTGCTCGTTTATTGGGTAAACAGTTAAACCTCTTTTGATAAGCTGAGATCCGATTGTTTCGCCGATACCGGTCTGACCGAAATTGACAGAAGCTCCGTTGTACATTCGTGAATAAAATGCAATTCTGTCCCATTGAGAATCCCATCCAAGGCCCATCATCTGGTCGATTTTTACGGCTCGGCCTTTGCTGTTTCTGATTGCCACAGGCTTTCCGTCACCCTTTGATGCAGGGTCATAACCTATCGTATACGTTTCAAATGGTTCAGGTTCTTCCCACTTTCGCCAGAACTCTTCAACTTCCTCAATTGTCATTCCAGAAGGGTCTTTCCTCAGCACTCTTTCGTAATTCGGGAACACAGCATTAACATCCGCAAGGAACTCAGCGAGATAGTCCTGTCTATAGCGATTTCTGGACATTCTTTTTTCAAGATTTTGACGGTATGTACGGCCATTCTTTGTAATCTGATTTCCTCTTGCTGCCATGAGCGGATTGTCCCAGGTGGTAAACGTCCAGCTTTCCCAGTCAGGATCCCATTCACTGGTGTTCTTTTGCCCCCATTTCCACATCTTATAAAAATAATTCATGCCGAGTGGGGAAGAGTTAATTATCGCAATACCACCTTTACCGTCAAGACCACGTCCGGGGGAATTCAAACGAGCTTCGAGGTTTGACCAGACATCTTCCAAGTCAGCGATACGGGCAGCCTCTGTTATCAGGACAACATCAAGGCCAACACCAACCAGTGCTTCAGGATCATATGCAGAATGAACTTCTATAATACCGCCATTAACTGTTTCAATTGTCCTTGTGGTTTTTGAAAAATCGACAACAAGTTCTTTGGGAAAATATTGCAGTAATTCACGCACGTTCTGATTTGCAACCTTCTCAGTGGGCGCTATGATCCACATGAGAGCATGCGGAACCATGCTTGCGTCTCGGTCCTCGTTAAGGCAAGCTATGAAATAACTTATGCCTTCCATAACAGAACAGCGGTCTTTCCCGAAACGAGCGCCGGCATTTATAACCTTGAACCTTGCATCGGAATCATGGACCAGCTGTTGTCCCCAATGAGGCGTGTACTCTACGGTAACATTCACGCCGCCACGGGCATTGTTCATGCGACACGTACCGCAAAGTTTGAAGCTGGTATGGTTTTGATACTCAGGCCTCCATATTTGGCTGAACGGTTTGCCACATTGCTGGCATATAGAAACCTTATCGGCGGTTGAATTCGGTATGATGTCGTTTTCATCTTTTGTCCGAATAATGTTGACCGGTTTTTTTGTATGTGCCACAATACCACCACCAATGAAACGGCTACTCTCATTAGTGCCGGTTAATTATTTTACCATTTGCCTAAATACCGCCTATCGAATTTAACTTCATCTCGTTCAATAAGATTTATAGTTCTATTTAAGTATTCGCGCTTCGTCCAAATGTTCGGTTTTGGCTCAACACAGTCAAGAAAATCAGGAATGCAAAGGTAGCTTCTGTTGTATCTCTGCTTTCCCATTTTTTCGCGTAGATTTTCTTCGCGCTCATTTTTTATATCAAGCATCGCCGGATTGTTCCATGTGTTCAGGTGAAAGGCCTTTACATCCGGGTTATCAGCGAAATAAGCTTTTAACCACATCAAGAAGAAGGCATTATTCATATCATCAGGGCAATGGCCTGTAAGGTATAAGCTTTCTCTTCTCTCAAGGATTTCAGGGCTCAAGTACTTGCTGCTTGTTGCATTGTCAAAAACTATGCCGTCATACGACATGCAAATAAAATGGTCTGAAACAAATATTTCTCCACGGGTAGTCTTAATCAAGAAGAACCCACCATCAGTATCTTGATGCAGTTCCTTGCTTATTATTTCTTCTATTGGCAAAATACTCATGATTTCTCTGACTGCCAACTTTTGAAACCTGTCTGCAGGGGTTAAAAAAAGCACTCTCGGATATGAGGCGCTTCTTTTCATTTCTTCCCACATATTCGTTATGGCAAGTACCGTTTTACCGCTTCTTTGACCACCCATAACAAGTTTGACACGGGCAGGATTATGGATAATTTCCTGCTGCTTTTCGGTTAAATTAATCATACAAATCTCTCCTTAGATTTTATTTTGGACATGAAAAAAGCACCCTTTTATGAGTGCTTTTTTTGATTTAACCTGTGTAGCCGTTTCTTTGTGCGTTTGCTATGCAGTCGGATTTATTTTTGTATCCCTGCGAAGATGAACCTACCACTCTACCATTTGATGCTGTTCTTCTCCATCTCCACTCACCACTTGCATCTTGGTAAAATTCCCATGTGTCATTATCTGACATGGATATCGCCTCCTTTCATAGGGTTATATTCTACAAAAGGAAACAAAATCCTGCAATTTATTGCAAACTACTCGCAATATTCTTTCCAATGCTCTTTCACAAATCCCCTCATGCCAGTACCGGGATTATATTCAGGATACACCTTCATAAACTCTGCTTCGCAATCCTCTAAGGTATCACCGTTAATAATGCCATGTTTAATAAGGTAGAGGAGGCAAAGGGAGCATGACCTCGATCTACCCTCATTGCAATGAACCAATACCTTTAGTCCTTCGCCCAACTTTTGTTCAATAAAGTTCAGGGCTCTGCCGATCATGCCCTTGTCAAAGAATATTGAGCTTGGAGCGTCAACAATGTTCAATGCCAGCCTGTTACCACGTTCTGCGAAAAGGTATTCCGGATCATCCTTGGGAGCCCCACGCCCTGTATAACCAAGTATAGACCTGTGATGGGGTTCTTTGCATGCGTGCACAACCGCCCAGCTGTTTGTAGGCTGGTCAATTTGTTTTCCGGGAATATGTTCCTTTTCGAGATTCAACCAATCGTTGTCATTTCCGCAATACAGATTTTCGAATACTTTTACCATAAATTCGCCTCCAAATTATTTATAATTCTTCATCTAGCATTTCAACCGTTTGTCCTGCAAGTCGGTGCGTGCAATCACTTAAATACTGAATCTTTCCGTCAGTTACAAAACTATGGCAGTAGTAGCCGCTCCTTACTAAAATGGACGGCCTTATTGTCGGACGGTCTTTGTCGCCATTGAATTCCCATCGGTGCCTTGGGTTTATGTTTATACCATGACGCTCCCCGCAACCGGGGCATTCAAAAGAGACTGCTCCATCTTCGTGCACTGTAACCTTGGCCAATTATATCGCCTCCAGTCGTTTTACTTATATATAAATAGATATCAAATTACCTTCGCAATCTGATTCATAGCAATATCCATCAATGCAAATATAATATTTTATTACGTAGTCCATTCAAATTGCCCCCAATCATGTTTTCAAGAATTCTCTGGCATAATAGTGCATTTGTAAATAAACGAACATGCCGGCATATTTTTTGTTCACAAAATGAATGTCAATCCCATATCTGTGGCCGAATGAGAATAGGGAAGCCAGAAACGATTTTTCGTTATACTGGGTGTCATATTTATGCTCGATTATCTTCTCAAGGCCTGCTTGTTCTTCAACCATCATAATAAGTCGGTTTCCCTTAGATCTTAAAAATTCAGGCTCAGGGCGGTCCCTGTCGCTGAAAAAATTCCCCGACAATTCCTCTATGGAGCCTTTGCGTTCAATGTAACAATTGAGGTATGTATCTCGAATTATCCCAAGCTCTGGATTTGCAGGAATTAGACATGAATAGTCCGCAAAATCGAGTTTTTGGACGATGAACGAAATTTTCTTTTCGGCGAAATAGTCCAGAACATGCTTATTGGCATTTTCTCTTGTGTCCACTACAATTGTAAGGCTCTGCAGTATTTGTTTTAGTTCTGAATCGGAATATTTATAACATTCAATCATGAAATCACCTCAATCATCATGAGAATTATCGACCGATATTGCTCCCTGAACCGGACCTGAAGATTTAAACATAAAATTGATTTTTGTCCTTTTCTTGTTTCCCATTTCATCGGCAACATTGGAATTCATAAACATTTTGACTGAATTTGCCAGTCTTTCGATAGATTCTGAGTACAATTTTAAATCTAAGGCTGATTCCAGTTTTATAGAATCACTTTTTTCAAGAACCCTATCAATCAATTTACCTACTGCATTCATGGCACTATTGCCGGCGTCGAGTTTCTTGTTCTCGACCTCCAGTTCAACCCTTTGTCGCCTAACGCTCAGTTGTTGTTTGGTTATTGTTGCAATGCTGTCGATCTCGTTGAGCATGTCGATCTTTTGATCCAGCTCCTGTCCAGGAGATATGACCAGATCTCTCGATTGGCCAGCAAGAAGGGGATTGTCAAGTATTTCTATGTTGCCAAGGGGGTTATCGTTTTGCATCTGTATCATCTCCAAACACAGCGGGTCTCTTTGCCATGTACTCAATTATTGCAAGCTCAGTTATCTCAGACTGTGTAACCTGCTGTACAGACATTTTGTTGGCTTTTTGCCTACCTTTTTCACAACGTTATTTTGTTGACTTCCTTATTGGAACATCAAGCCTGGTATATTCATGGTTGTCCTTCCATTTCGGCGGTCGACCAGAACTAACCTTTGGTGGTTCGCCATGTTTCTTCCAGTAATCATAGTGATTACGGAGGATCCCGTACTCATGACGCATGCCTTTAGGGAATACACGGAATAAATGGGCAATGGGCTGCAACTGACTTACGCCCTTTATGCCATCAACGCCATCTGTACCGATTGCAGCCTTTGCAGTGTTGGGTGTAACGCCTTCTTTCCTGCATATATCGAAATAGTTATAGTAGTTTTTGGGTAGCGCCATGGGTTATCGCCTCCAGATCTCTTTATGGTGCCAGACCCTTAACCTTGAGGCTGGCAAAAGTTTTGAAACAAGTTCTCACAGTCGTATGAAGAGCCTTGCAGATTTCTCCTATTGTAGGGCTTTTGTCGTTCTTGCTTGCAGCCCATTCAAGAAGATATTTGTAGAGCTGTTTTTCTTTGGCGGTGAGTTTTATTAAGGCGCACATTTCGGTGAAAATCTTATCTGTCTTTTTGCTCACGGTCGTTCACCTCAATCAGTTCGTTTCGCTTGCCTTAGGCACTTATCAAAGCACCCCGAAACCATTTTTCGGTTGCCGGCGTAATATTTGCAGAAACCGTCTTTACCTTTTGTGAAAAATCGGCATTTGCCGTCTTTAATCATGGTTTTTGGGTTTATTGGCCGTCCTTTATGTGCCATAAGATCACATCCTTGATAGAGATTCTTTGGTCATTTGCCATAAAACATCGCAGAGTTCCTCATGCTTGCACCATCTGATTTCACAATAATGGTTGTTATCTTCCAATTCGTCTTCGAGGAATTCAACCATCTGGCCGATACTAAGAAGAGGTAATGCATTTCTTTCAAGCATATGCCCCATTTCAAATTCATTATCTCTATATTCGCTGTAAACAAACTCATGGTTATTTGTTGCATAACAGTCTCCTGTTTTAGGTTTCCACCATTCATGCAACATCGCTTTTTGCCCTTGTGTGAGTTCCTGCAGCTGTTCAGTGGTTATTCTTCTTTTCACCGAATCGCCTCCAAATGTATTATTTATCTCTTTGCCAGCATCATAGTAAGCCTTGCCAGTGCATGCTCGGGGTGAGGTTCGCTTTTGTCACCGGCTATATCATCAACAAGGTGATTTATGGCATGCTCACGGAGTTCTTTGTAGCTCAACTTCTCCCACTCATTGTCAGGGTGGTTTGCTTCATTTTCCTGTAAGGTACGCAGGACATTATCGTAAGCTAATTGTGCAAGCTGTTCATGTGTCATACGCTTATCAACCTCTTTCCATGACATTTTGCAGATCTTCCATCTTCGTCGAGCGACTAATAATGATTTATAGGCCCCAGAGCCAACCATAGGATGGGATAGGGCTTATATCGCACCTTGCAGCCATCAATCAGCTTTTGCTCAGCTACTTGTGTTCTCTCCACAAGATTTATGCATCATCGCCGCACGGTATCATAGGCCAAGGTTGCTTATGTGGACAGGCACGCGCCTGTTACAGTACTAATATTTTATTTTATAATCTCAAACATCGGCCTTAGCTCAACCGCTGTTTCTGAAAACTTATCAATGACCCAATTAGGCAAGGCCTCCATTAGTTCATTCTGGAAAAACATAAAAACAGTAAGGTTTAGCCGTTTACCCTTAAAGCCGTAAATTGGATTAAAAGCGAAATAGATTGACCCATTAAAAGATATTTCTTTTATGATTTTTTCAGCCTTCATTTTTTTAATTAAAACTCCACATTGTCTTTGGCTTATGCCGAGGATCTTGCACATTTCAACCACAGTTATAGGCTTTATAACCTTATCACTGCGGTAAACGAGGAACTGGTTATCTTTAAGCATGTAATGTTTTAGTTCATGTATTCTTCCTCGTTCAGACCATGTAAAGCATTTAGGAAGAGGCATATCAACAAAAGTCTTGACGCTCGTCTTTTTGCTCCACCACAAATACCCATCATCGTCAAACTGGAGATCAATAAACTGAACGCGGTCTTTTGTTTCGCCCGTTCTGCGATCTATATACCTGACTAATTTCTGTGCTTTCCCGCTCATATCATCACCTACAATTTTTTTGTAATAAAAGAGTCAAAACCTACAATTTTTTTGTATGTATGAAAACAGCCTCCAAAGCTTTGCCAGATAAGGTTGTTTGAGGGCTATGATTTTGTAAATTTGGTGCGTTTCGCCTTTAGAGAAGTTACGTAGCCAATTAAGACCAATCGAAACCACTTTGCCGTAAAACAAAAAGCGCCCTTGATTTCTCAGGCGCTCTTAAAGACATCTCTACTGATTATAATTTTAACACCCCCTTGACACACAGTCAACCGACAAGTGGTAACATTTAGTAACAATTAGTAACCAGTTTTACGAAGCCAGTACGGTATTGATGATTTTTTTGTATATTCTTTCGATAGATTTTTCATGAAAAGTGAGTTTTTGGGCTACTTCACACCATTTTGTAGGAGCTTCTTTCCCGTTCCAGAAGCGCAACTCAATAACCTTTTTTTGTATGCAGTTCATTTTTGGCAAGGCTTTGCAGATTTTTTGAACCGCCTCCTTAAGTTCGTTTAAATCGTATTGCCATTGCTCATACGAAGCATTAACCGTTTCCATCATGCTATCTCTGTACCATTGTGGAGTTTTGTCGCTCAGATATAACATCTTCCTCTCGTCGAGAAATTTTATCTCAGATTCAATTCTAATCAATTCTTCATCAATGTTTGGGTAAATCTTCAAGTATTTTTCAATTATCGATTTTTCCATTATTAAATCACCTCAAACATATTATACCATGGAATAAACAGAAAAAGTGCGAAGAAAACATGCAAAAAAGTAACCACTTTTTCACTGATGCGAAAGGATTGAGGAAGATGGAGTTGTTTTTAAGGGTATTTTTGATAGGAGTAGGGGGAGTTGGAAGGTCAAAAAAGGGGCTAGGAGAGGGGATATTTTTACGGGAGGTAACTCTCCGGCGCCCAGGTCGACCCTCCCCCCGGGGGTGCCGCCGCGCCAAAAAGGGAAGGGAAACAGGCCCGGCAGCATGACCTATATACAACATGTAGTGTTTGGAGCAAAACAAGGCGGGGGAAGGGGTGGAACAGGCGTATATAGTACCGAAAATAGGTATAATCGGTATTGTAAGGATGTAATTACAGA